AGTTTCTAGTGTTACTGGATAACAATCCGGCAACCCGTCTCCGAATGAATATGAATCGCCAAATACAACTAGTCTTGGCATTAAAGAGTTTTGCCCACAGTTTCTAAAATTGTATTTAATTCTTCATGATCAGCATTTGTTTGACCAAGACTTGCTTTGTGTGCGACGGTAATTGCTTTCTTAAGAATACCTGGCTTAACTTCTAGTTCTTCTGCAATGGCTTTAACAGTATCACTTAGACCTTCACGTAGAGTATCAATCTCATGTAGGACTACCATTCCTTCATTCACTAATTGAACCAGTTTAGTTTTTTGCTCGCCTGTAAATATTTTTGATGTCATAAAAACTCCTTATAAAAATATAGTATACATGACCTGTGTAGAAAAGTCAAACATTTTGTTGATTTTCTACAATCTTCTTAACCACAGTATGTAGACCTGGGTTAATGTGTAATGCGTGAGGCATTAGTTGTGTTCTGACATAGTTACGCATATATTTGGTATCATCATTGCTATTATCGTGACACCATGTGATATCTTTGCGTTTGCACCAGTCGGTGAATTCACTTTTGTTTGTAGTTAGAAATGGTCGAACTACATTGTTTCTTTTTGATGGGATAACTTTTGGTCTACCATGAATAGATGACCAAAGATATGTTTCTACGCAATCATCCAAGTGATGTGCAGTAATAATTGGGCCCAATGAATCACCAATACTATCTAAAAAGTCATATCGTTCATTGCGCCAATGTTCTTCTGTACTAAGTTCTTTGGGTTTAGTGTTTTTAATCATGCCAATCACAAGTGGAAGACTGCGTTCAGTACAAAATTTAGCAACAAATTCAAATGCCTGTTCACTATTCTCTGTTCCATGATGGAAGAAAGCACACGTTACTTTATGTTTGTGAGAAAGAAAGTCTGTGATAGCGACACTATCAACGCCACCACTAAGTGCGACAACGATATCTTTTGGCAATGGAAATAGTAATTTCAGCATCTATGCATTATAGCATAGAAATAATTTTATTGAAAGATTTCTGGGTGATCTTTACCAAATATTTTCATGGCTTTGCCCGCTGTCATATCTGCTAGCATTTCAATTGGGCTACCGGGATAGCTGTCACCCGGCTTAATCATATTCAATTCACCCTGACGTACATGGGTTAGTTCGTGATAAACGGTACGCATAATATCAACCATGTTACGGTTAGCAACATATACCCAAACACTGTTATCTTGTTCACTGTGTCTACCTGTGTGGTGACCCGCTTGTGCTTCTTCGGTATCGTAACTGAATTCAAATTTGGGTGTAGATTTTAATTTTAGTTCTTTACTAGCCCACTGTATGAATTTCTGCATTATTGGATTATCTGCTAAGAAGTCTGGTTCACTATCTTCTTCGTCAAGTTTACCTTTAACCCAGTTATCCGGAGTTCTATGAAATTTTTTCACAAATAAGTCATGCAATGCTTTGCCACTAATGCTATGTTTAGCAGCTACTTGTTGCATTAATTTGTCAATAGTAGTATAGTCGTGTTTAGCCAATGACGGTAGACGTTTAGCTAGCTCCATGGCTGCGGATTCAATAATGATGTGTTCTGTTAGCATCTAGTATTTATCAAAATATGCTCACTTCGTAGTCTGCGGTAGCGAATCGCTTTCTACGCCCAGCAGCCGGGCCACACGGTCCTAAGGTAGGTGTGTTCTTACCAAGAACTTTCTTTAAGTTCTAAATTATGTGTATCAAATCTTTTTAATCTAGCTAAGAATTCATTTGTTTTTTCTGTAACAACTCCGGTAAGTTGAAATGTAACTCTAGGAGTATGTCCGGCATTTGCAGTAGAGTGGGGTATATTCTTCCAGTCAAATGTAGTAACATCACCGGCATGCCATTGTTGATGCAAGTAGTTACCATAACTCCAAAAATGACCCTGTTCCCAATCAGTCAATGCAATCTGGATACGCATTACCATCCACGGCGTTTCAGGTGCCCATTTCTCTAGCTTGTCTAAGTGCAAATTCCAGACTTCACCCGGCATCTGTACATGTATACGTTCCATACAATCACCTAATGCAAATAACTCACTAATTTTTTTTAGATTGGGAGTTATCTCCCAGTTCAAGTGTGTGATTTGATAGTCAGCCCCATATCCAAATCTTTCTAGATCATAATCTTCGCTAGATAGTTCTTCTTCTGACCTTGCTTTACCCACCTGACCACGTGTGCGCCATGTTGCTGGTTTAGCTGTTTTTACTGCATGCGCTACATCTTCGGTATAGTCAGCTATGATTTTACCTAATTTAATTACTTTATCAACTTGAGTGTCATTCTTAAAGTTATCAAAATGATAATTACTTTTTTGTTTGCTTTGGTCCCAACTACTTATCATATTACAGTTACCCTTATGTTTGATGCCCCGTAATTCTGTTGATATTCAACTGGGGGTTGTTCTATATTTAACATAGTACAAAGCATGGTATTATTTAATGGATTCTTACCAAAGTATTTCATAGTAGCAGTAACTATGCCTGTATTTTGTTTTCTTATGATAGTGGCCATTGTGCGTAAATCTACATAATACTCATCATATTTAGGATATGTAATATTAAAATGACCACACTTTACCCACCATCCTAAACATGCATCATCAGTGCGATGTACAAGAATGATAGGACAATCAGGCCAACATGCTTTTAAGAAATTAATATTGTTGGCAAATATGTGACTTTTGATGATACGTATACCATCGCCAGTGAATGCGCTATCAAATATATCTTCAAGTGCATCTTTGCTTAGTTGAAACAAATCATCAGGTAAATTAAATTCCATACCAGGATCAAAGTATGCACCTAAATGCATTAGTTCCATCTTGCCACTAGCATCGTGATGATAGGTACGTTCATCACTATAATCACTATTATCAATGCTAGGACTGTAATAGATGTTTTTAACTACACTACTCCATTTTGATCCCGGTGCCCCTGTTACAAATATATATTTCATTCTGGTTTAAATCGTTGTGCTATTGGTTGCCATTCTTTGCGTAATTTAATCATGCTAGCATTCAACCCTTGTGCTGTATGCTCACTAGTACTTATGAACATCATGTTCTCGTCAAACTTTTCTTTGGCTTCACGACTATTAATAGCAGGTATGAAGTTAGTACGATACCAATCTTGTATATCTTTTGGTGTGCCTTTTGGCAATATCAAATTCCAGCAACCATATATGTTTAGTCCCGGTGCATAGTCTTTCATCAATGGTACTTTCTCTAGACCACGAATAGGTACTTCACTTGCCAGTCCAATCAATTTCAATTTACCTGATTGTACATAAGGATAGCCAACTGCTACCGGTGTTACACCAAACTCAACGTGTCCTCCCATAACATCTAGTAATGCTTGTGCTGGACCTTTGTACATTACAGTTTCAACTTTATCACCCGGAACATTCAACTTGCTAGTTAAGTACTCAACTGCTAGTTTATGACCACCTCCTCCAATTGCAAAATTGATTGGTCGTTGCTTAGACTTAATTTCGTTTATTAATTCTTCCGGAGTATTTACTTTGCTACTAGGATGCGCCCAGAATGCTAATGGGCTTTTGGCAATGTTAGCAATTGGCTCAAACTCAAAAATATTATATTTAATCATTTGAGGATACCATACTTCGGCGGTTACCCATTGACTATTACATGCCGGAATAGATACGGTGTGTCCATCATTAGCTACTGTATTGAAATAGTTGGTAGCAAGATTGCCATCAGCACCGGGCTTGTATTCAGATACAAACTTTGCACCAGTATTCTTTTCTACGATATCTGATACTATTTTAAAACTTATCTCATTCCCAGCCCCCGGTCCGTTTGGAAATATGACTGTAATTGGTTTAGTTGGTTGCCATGCAAACGCTAAACCAGGGATCAATACTAGTAACGCTAATAATTTTTTCATTGTCATCTCCTTAAATAAATATTAACAACTAATAATATTTATTCCATATTTGAGAAAAAAATATTAAATTAACAAAAAAATCTTATGAACACAAAAATTTTTAACCTAATCAAAGAAAATTTAGAACTTGCGTTTAATTTACCCAAGTATAGTAAAATTTCTATTGACGAATCTACTGTCGTAGATGAACTACCCTGGACTCCTGCACGATACAAAAAGTTTAAGGATAGTGTAGAAGCTGAATTAAGTTTACCGTGTGAATACACAGGAACATTGCGTAATATAGTAGCAGATTTATCTGAACGTTATATTTTGCGTTTCTTTAGTGAGATATGGAAACCTAGAACTGGTGACTATGAACACACAGGTTGGGAACTTGCCGAAGAAGTTAACAAACTTAATCCAGAGAAAGTATTAGATGTTGGATGTGGATATCATCCATTCAAAGGCCGTATACATAATTTGATTGGAATTGATCCATACAATAACTGTGCTGACTATGAAGTAGATATACTAGATTATAAAGTTAAGTCTAGCAGTCACGATGTTATTATGGCATTGGGCAGTATTAATTTCAATAGCCGCGATGAAATTGAAGCACGGTTCAGCCATTGTGTGGATTTACTTAAGCAAGGTGGAAAGTTTTTCTTACGTGCAAATCCAGGGATAACTCATAAGACTGGACCTTATGTAGAGATATTTCCTTGGACTTTTGAAGTTGTGAATGAGTTTGCTGAAAAATATAATCTAACATTAGATACCTTTAAGAAGGATAATAACGATAGATTATACTTTGTGTATACTAAACTTTAATTTATACAGGGCTGTATGGATTTCTAGGACGGTCTGTACCGTCATCTTCGGGATATACTGGATAGTCGTTTGGATTCATCTTAGTCTTCCGTCTTACCGCACTTGGCACGTTTAGCGTTAGTTAATGCGCCAAAGTCTACGGGCCACTCTTTACCAGATGCCAGCTCTTTAGCATTTTTAGGAAATGCGTATTGTACACCTGCTGCTTGTTGAATCAAATTGACAGGTACACGAAATTTAGTTAAATCAGTGCCTAAGTTAGGATATGGTGCAGTGTGAGGGAAGCCCCAACCAGCAATTTCTTTAGTCTGGTTGTTAATAACAATCTTATAAAATCCATGAGGCACAACTACTCCAGTACCAATTTTTTTGTCAGAAGCGGAATATAATCCTCCAACATAAACGGTATACGATTGATTCCTCTGTACTACCCATCCGCGGACAGATGTTTCCAGTAATTTCCAAATGCCACGGTTTAATGAAGGCGCTTGTGGACTCATGTTTGTCATTAAAAAACTTTCATATTCCACTTGCTGGTCCCAGCTTAGGTCACCATCAGGACTCATATGACCTTTATCATATCCAGCAGCAGCATAGTCATCTGGTCTAGGTCCGTTTTGCACACTTTGGTCAGCAGCAAATGCATTTGTACGTGCTACGCATCCTAATGCGTTTTGTGGTAGTAATTCGTATGTTACATACTTTGGTATTTTTGCAATAGCATCATATCCAACTAGATATGCTTGGCGACATATAGGTTGAACATTTTGTGTTTGCGGGAATCCATATGGTGCATGAACTTGACACTGTTGAACTGGATTAGGTTCTCGTTGAGTCCAAGCCGATGCGGTAAATGATACTACAACCAATAGTAAAGTTAATAATTTTTTCATGTTGATTTAATCCGTTTCTTGTAATCTATAAAGTTTGCGTGTCTATCTTCTAATCCTGCTAGTGAGGTATTAATTTTTTTAGTAACTGCGGCAGTATCATCAAAGCTATTTATTCCCGGTTTGACTCTTGTGTTCCAATACCATATTGCTACCTTTGCCGCTATATCGGGTTTTGCTGCAAGTTCGGGATGTTTGAGTAAGTTTATATTCAATGCATCTCCTGCCATACGATAATTGTCACGACCGGTCAATTGAATATATCCTCTACCGTGATATCTTGCACCATCACCCACATGTTTATTACCAAGTATCTTAGCAGTTCTAGGTGAATTTTTAATATCATATTTTTTAGCAAAATAATTTTTCACATATGGCTGTGGCTTTTCTTGTAACTTACTAAAATTCCAAGTCTCGTGTTTTAACTGAGCCAAAAATTGTGCTAATTCTGAACCCTTCAGTCCTTCTTTTTTGGCAGTTTGATATAAAACATTTTCTGCTTGTGTATCTATTGCAGGTGCTGCTGCTTTAACTTGTGACGTAGTAGCTGCGGGTTGCGTAATAGCTGGTTTTTGTTGTACTTGTGTAGGTGCTTTGTTTATTGCACCCTGTGCACCTAATGCACCTAATGCCATTGCACCACCGGCAACCCAGTTCTTCCAATCTTCATCTAGTTCATCTAGTTCAACTAAATGCCTATATTGTTCTGGGCCGTTCCATCGAGTTCCTTGCTCAGACGCTTCTGCTAAAAACTCAAATGCTCTCATTACTCACGGGATTTTTTAAGAGTAGCACGAATCATCCAGGCCTTCTTAGAATACAAGTCCTGTAATTCAGCTAGATAATTAGCAATACCCTGTGCTTTTTCTTGTGTAGCGACATCAAACAATGTAGTAACTAACTGAATCATCTTTTCACAATCAATTAGTAATTCTTCAAGCATTAATTCAGCACGTGGAATTTTATACTGTTCTTCAATGATACTTAATTCAAGCATTCTTCCTAGACTGCCCGGAGAATAACTACCTAACGTTCTAATATATTCGGCAATAGTATCAATAGATTCATAGATTTGAACATACATTTTATTTAAAAATTTATGATATTGTGGGAAATTACTTCCCTCAATGTTCCAATGAAATCCGTGTGTCTTGGTGTACAATACAAATGTACTGCCCAATAATGTTTTTAAATTATCTGATAGCATTATTATTCCTTAGTTTCTTTCTTTGTGTTGACGTTGATGGCTTTACCACTACGGTCAGGATTGGGATCTTCTCTGCGCTTTCTAGCAGCAGCACTTGCACGACCTTTTTTACCTAGACTGTGTGCTTTTGCTTGTGGTAAGCATTTTGGTTTACCTTCTCCTGGTTCTCTAGCACATGGACCCTTGATGTTTCCTTTGGTATCCATGCGAACCCATTTTTCTTTGGTGAACCAATCATGCAAACTTTCATCTGCACGTTCAATACCTTCTAGTATAGAACTTTCATTCTTCTTTCCACCGTTGCCCCAATTAGCTGCACCTTTTTTACGACACTTGACTAATGCACCACTAGCATAAGCACTTGGCCATACTTTATAGCGACTCTTAACTTTATAGTAGCAAGCATCTTTCTTTTCATTCATCAATTCTTCACTGACCATCTCACCACCGCAATGTGGGCAACTATGTTGTTCTTCCGCCACATTTGACTTATAACTTGGTTGTGTTTGTGCATCGGTTTCTTGAACTGCGGCTACTAATAATTTATTTCCAGCCTCTATTGCTTTTTCTAATGCTTGTTGTCTACTAGTCCATATTATACCAGCATCTTTGAACATAGCAGGATTACGCACATTTACTGTGGGATTGGGTAATGGTTTGTTGTTTATAAAATATTCTTTATTATTGGCATTTTGTAATATCCACTTGTTTACCTCATACCTATCTTTTAAGAATTG